ATCTGCGTCGTCAGCGGCGGAAACGAACTTTTCAAACTCAATGCGAGCAAAACCAATCTCTTGAGCAAGGGGAACGGTGCTGTCAACCAACTCGTTCATCTGCATGGCAACTTCGCCAACGCCTTCGGTGATACCCGACAAACCGTCAAGAACCAATCCCTGCAAGACGGTGATTTTGGCTTGAGCGTCACCAATCAATCGCGTGGCTTGGAACGAACCGACTACATCAAAGAAAATACGGGATGCGCCAGCCCGTAGAACGAGCATGGTCAATGTGGCAAACAGTAGCACCACGGGCATGAGGGATAGGAATAACGCTTCTATCAATCTTCAACCCTCACTACACTATTCGCTACGCTGTACGGGCAAGCCTAAGCCGCCTAACAAGGACACCGTTTCGTTGTCGTTTAATAATTGGCGTTGTTGCCTCCGTTGCTTCAAACGGGACGCCATACTTTTGCCGTCAAACTTCTTCTTTGACTTTTGAGTTGCTTCGTTGATTTTGTCGCTCATCTCCATAGCCACGAGCAAATCAATGCTCATGCGCTCTTGACCACCTTCGCAATCATACCTGTCCCACAAATCCGAGGGCAGAACGCCTTTGTAGGCCATGCACAGCGTAGGTGCTACTCGGAAGAATTGTCCAAAGGGGGCGCACCCTCCGGGTCATCGCCACGCACGAATCCAAGAATCATTCGCAACTCTTCGCTGGTGAGCGAGTCCACATCAAAGTCCTTTGGCTCAATGATTGAGCGAGGAATCCATTCTCGCATTTGGTGTTCAAGACCTGCGCCTTCACGCTCCAACGCATCAGCGAATTGCTTCTGCTGTTCGTCTGTCCATTCCGAAGTGTCCACACCAAAGTGCATGTGTTCACGAAAAACCTTTGCTTGGATGTTTTCAATCCGCAATTTGGTCATACCACCTGCTTGTCGGCAGGTGATTTTGGTTCCATCGTCCAATTCAAACTCTTTTGTCAATACAGGCATTCTTTTCTCACTTCTCTTTCCTTTTAGGGGAATACTATACTTATGCTACATCATACCAAACGACAACCAATACATGGTCGTTTGAGTCCTTCTTTCTGCTTGCGTTTGCGGTAATAACCACATCGTCGTTTGCGATTGCGGCTCGGAAAGCCGTTTGAATCTCAGTAAGGGTTCCGGTGAACTCGTTCACCTTTAACTTGGTTTTATCGGTGATGACCGTTCCGCCGTTATTTGCCAATCAAACCACCTCAATATGCGGCTGATTGAGCGTTCTTCATGACAACATCCATCATTTTGCTATCATCAGGGCTGAAAAGAGCAATGAAAGGCACAGTCATGGTCTGCGTATCACGGCCCGACACATTGGCGTCGGGTGCTTCAAAGCGGATTTTGTAGAAGTTGAAGGTCACAACATCGGCGGTGGATTCATCACCGAATTGAACCTTCAATTCAATGCCGCTTCCGCTGAATTCTAAACCGTCTGCGGAGGTCAACTGTGTGTATGTTGGCTCGCTTTCAACGGCGGTGTGAACAATCTTGTTAAACTCAATGGTTCCGGAGATTTCACGGCGTTGGAACGGAGGAAGGCGGGTGTAGGTTGCATCACCAAGACCACAGGCGTTGTCTCCATCACGGTTCATGTTGATGTCAAAGGAGATGGACTTCACGAGGTTGGAAGCAGTAGAATCACCGTTAAAGAAAACCTTTGCATCAGCGAAGTAAAGCGGGTCGGCGGTGTTGAAGGCGGGGCTGGATGCACCAATGCTGGCAAGTGCGCTTTCTGCTTTGCCCATCATGGAGGCTGAAATCATGGCGTATTCGTTAATGTTTGCGCTCACGGACATGCTGTCCATGGCAACGCCCGTGTAGGTGTGTTCCTTTTCCTCACGACCAACAAGCACCGTGAATGAGCGGTCTGTTCCGGCTTCGGTAAAAGTGTGGGTATAAGGTGCGCCCGAACCTGTCACGGTGTCAGTTGGGAAAAGTCCAGTCAAAACCGTTCCCAAAAAGTTGTCGGCAAGCATAGCCATGTTGATGTCGCCTTCGGAAAACTCCTTGCCCGTGTTGGACTTGGCCGTTCCGTATCGGCTCATGTCTGTGCGTTGCATGACATCGTAAGTGTGCTTGATTGACTCGTCGTCAACTTCTCCAAAAACATACCCCGAAGTTGGGTCTGTTCCGTAACTTGCTTCTTTGACGATTCCGACATATCGGTTGCTGAATCCGCTCATGGTAGTCACCTTTCGGTGTTTAGACTACCAGCGGGTTGATATTTAAGCGTTTCATCGGTGTCGCATGTTGAGGCGACGAGCGTAGGTAAGTGTCAGCAAGTGTGTGCAAATCGTCACCTCGTCATCCATGCGAGACTGTAATTCTAAATCGTACTCATAAAGACTGTCGGTTGTACCATTCAAACCTGTGGTGGTGTATAACTCATCAAAGCATTCCCCTACGATGTTCAAGCCCAAACGGTAAGCGTCCTCATAGGTTGTTCCACGAGTAGTGACATAGATGAGAACATCGTATTCTTGGTCAATGCGGCCACCACCAAGGGCGGCAAAGGTTGGCGAGCCAAGACCACGCAACAGGACATGAATAAAGGGTGGAATGCTACGGGAAAGCATTTCTTGTGAGATGTCGTAGCCGTATCGGATTGAGCCAGCATCAAGGTGTGTCTTGAGATGCGCCCTGCGACTGTTGCGAAGCGACTCTACGATGGATAGACCCATGCGAAGCAGGGTGTCGGTAGCCAAGTCGGAGGGAGCCAACTCAAGCGGGGAAAAAGCACCCATGTCGGTTGCATATACCGAGGCCCACTTGATGGTTCCGCTGTTGTTTCCCCAAGCGATGTTTCGGCTTGAGCCGGATGCGCCAGCAACCGACAGATAAACTGTTTGTGCGTCGTCATCCTCAATCATTTCACGGAGATACAAAATTGCGTTGCCCGAAGCATCAAGCGTCAATCGGAGAGCAAGAGGGACAGGGTTCTCTTCGGCCATCAATGGGTCAAGGTCAATACTGGTGACTGTCGTTGCGCCTACCAATTTTATTTTTGTCCCAAAAGCCTTTACATCTACCTTCTTTGTTCCGTTGTCCAAAGACATGAGGATTTCATCGTTGTTTGGTGCGACGGTGTATTGGAATACCGTAAAAAGCGTATAAGCGTTGGTTGTGGGCGTCACATTGTATCGGGCGTCGGTGACTACCCAATACTTGTCCACTTCGCTTGCGCCGCTTCCTGTGGCCGAAAATGCGGTATTGTTGTCACCGGTAGGGGATGTTGGGTCTTCACCGTTCAAACGGTGATTCCAAAATTGTTCTGTCGTTGCTATTGCCATGCTCAAAACTCCAATCGTCTCTCAACTTCGTTCTTAATTCTACGGTTAAAGAAGTTTGCGGCATGAGAAATGTATTCGGTTCCTTGAATACCCCTAAACTCCGCTTGTCCCGAACCTTTACCGGCATACCACGCTGTTGCGCTTCCCTTTCTTCCGATTTGACGACTATGTTCGGTTGCTCCCGCCGACCTCCAAGAAAATGTTCGTGCGCTAATTCCTTCTTCAACGGCTTGACCAATGTTAAATGTGCCACCATTGTCGTCGGGACTTGTATGAACACCAACGCCGATTTCACCACGAATATGCGGCCCACGGCTACCAAACATGGCTTCCAATGTAATGTCATCACCACGGATTTCCGGTTTCCTTTCACCTCTTTTGCTGTAATCCAAGGAGTCAGCAACTTTTTTTGCTTGTGGGGTTTGATATGTCAAGGAACGAAGGTATCTATCCGTTTCTCTTTTTGTTTGGTCAAATGCCGCACCGGAGCCTTCAAACATGGCTCTTGCGATAACCTTTTCAGCATCCTTCATAGCCATGTTAAACTCCCGTGTATCAACACGAATACGAGTTGAACCACCACCGCCCGGTGCGGTTTTTGTCATTTCGTTGATGTGTAGTCCACGCATTAATCCACGCTCCCCAAGTGGGCCAGCCGCTTGAGGTTCATGTAGCCCCGCTCTCGCAGGTTGTTGCCTCGGATTGTTCCGTCTTTGCTGGCCGTTTGAAACACGGACTCGTCTTCAAGATAATAAGCGGCGGCGATGTCAGCGCAAATCTCACGCAAGACATGGGCGAACTCGCCTTCTTGCACAGTAACGCCGGAAGCATGGCTGAATGAAATGCCGCTAACTCCTGTGAGGTCATTGGAGGATTTGCCAGTCCATTTAAAAGAGTCGCCGTCTACATTTCCATTTCCAGCAGTTGTGAATGCCGAAGCGTCAGTTAGTGTGATTGTAGTTGCACCTGCGCTGATTGCACCATTAAGCGTTGTTTCAGCGATGTGGTCGCTTGGGACATCACGCCCATAATCACGGAAGGTTTGGTCAATGTCAATGGTTGCACGACGAATCACGCTGGTTAGTCGGTTTGTTGCTCGTGTGCGCTGTGCGCTGTCAAGAGCAAGTCGGGAGCCAACATCAGCCGTGGTGCAGTAGTAGACCATCACATCACACCCTGCACATCAACACCAAGGGAAGCAAACAGGGCAATAGCGGCATACTTGAGATACTTTGCCATCGTGGATAACTCAAGAACCGCTTGTTCAAGCAAACGGGTTCTTTCTTCCAATGAGTCTATCCTGTCGTGAGGGGTCATTCCTCTTCGCCTTCCAACTTATCAATTGTTTCTTTGACCTTGTCAACCACTTCGTCAGCAACCTCAAGGACTTCATCAAGCGTGATTTTGCCATCGGCTTTCATCTCTTTCCACTTGGCGAGCAACCACTTGCCAGCGTAGGCAAGAACGAGTAGGTCAACCAAAATTGCAGTTATGAGCATCAATGCTGTTTCAACTTCCATGTTTTCAATCTCCTTTGTATAGCACTTCTTTTGCGGCAGATAGGGGAATAACTGTAAAATGACGCGTTTCGCCTACCCGATAAACCTTGTAGCCATGAGGTGTCTCTTCAATGTTCACATTGGTGTAGCATCTTTCGGGCGGCTGATAAACAATTTTTCCTTTTCTTTTCATATTCAACTCTCCAAAAATGCTTTGATTTCATCCGAAGTCATTTCAGCCAAGCCCGAAGGCCAAAGGTCGGGACTAACGCCATAAACGCCTTTTGAAAACCAAAAAGCAGGTTGCTCTCCATCAGTCCCACCATCAAGTTGCGACCAATCCTCATCGGGGTATCGTGCTTCCAATTTTGCTTTTATGCTCATGCTGTGGACGCTCCTATTCGTGTGATTGTGATGTTGGTTCGGTTGTTGTCATAGGCTTTTACCTCAAAAGCAACGCCATTCACATAAGGAATGACATACAATTTTTCGTCGCTTCCCGTACTTGCTACATCAATGATAACTGTTTTTTGAGCGTTCCAAGCACAGTCGCTTGCGCCGGAAGATGCCTTTATCTTTCTCCTTGCTGTTCCCCAGTTGCGGCGTTCTGCGTTGCTTGATGTTCCGTTGCCCAATTGTAGCCAAAAATCCTGTGCCGCTGTTCCGGTTGATGTGAATATCTCAACAGAAGCAACAACCATGTACATTCCACCTGCTTTTAGAAGCACATAGTCTTGAGCGGCGGCGGTTGCGACAATGTTTGTTGTGTTACCTGTGTTGGAAAAATCACTTGTGTTTGCCAAGTCAAGGTAATAGTTCGTTCCCGAACTTTGACTTCCTAATGAGTTGTTTGTAAGAGCAAGACGCACATGCTCAAAGGGACTTGCCAAAGCATCCAATTTTGCTTCTTGAGTATCAGTCATAAACCGTTTGTTGCTTGCATCGGTCATGTTCGTGGTAGTGAAGTTCGGGGATGCACCACTTACAACTGATTGATTTAATGCTTTGACATCGGCAAGAGAAGCACATTCGCTATCCATCAATGCACCTGCGGCTGTGACATTGGTGGCATCTGTCACATCAGCACTTGCTTCAATACCTTCTAATTTGCTAAAGTGGGCAGAACTCATTGAACCTGCCGCACTTGCTGATGCCGCACTAAGGCTTAATGTGACATCACCGGAAGTTGCGCCTCCTGTGATTGGAGCATTTGTGTTGACGGCTGTTATGTCTCCACTACCACCACCGCCAACCTCGCTTGAGCCGTGATACAACTTGTCGCTGTCGCCGCTGTTACGCCCGGATTGGAACCAACAGGCGTCAATTCAAGTCCTGTTGGGTCAATGAGTCCGTCTACATCCAACTTGCCGGTGATGTGAAAGTTGCCATTTACCTTTGGCATTGGGCCGGAAGCGGTTCGTGGACTTCGGTAAATACCGGGAGAGATTTGACTAAACGACCATGTCCCTCTAATTTTTGGTGTTTTGATTGAGCGGATGTCTGCGCCTTGGTCACCATTATTTACCGGCCCTCTCAACACTACACCGTCGCCAATTTCAAACTCTTCAACGGAAACATAGGTGTTGTCGCTCATCAAAACTTTGTGTCCGGCTGTGTTTGCCGTCAAAATAATTTTTCGGTAAAAGGATGTAAAACCTGCTGGCATTCCGCTTGCGCCAGCAGTAGGAATGTAGAAACCTCCGCTTGTGGCTGTGAACTCAGCCGTTGAAAGTCCAAAATTGATGCTCGTACTTGTGATAGCAAATACCGTAAAAGAAAACACTTTGAGCCTGTCGTTGTCGCTTAAGTTGCCTCCGGGCGAAAAATCTGCTGGCGAAGTGACTGTAAAGGAGTCAAACGATGCTTTTCCGCTTGTGCTTGTTGGTGCGACATAATCCGGCGCAAAGCGTCCCGTCTGCAAATTTACAATTGGGTGTGCGCCATCGTCAAACTTTGTAACGGGGGATGATGCCCCAACCATGGTCATTGTGATTCCTGTTGCCGTTCCGCCATCAATAAGCAAAAACCTTTCATTGTAGGTTTTGTAAGAGCCGAAAAAGTTAGGGGATGAGCCATGTTGAAACTCAACAGCATTTGTTCCACCTGCACCTATCGTTCCACCCAAAAACATACCCTTGATACGGGGCTTTTGCGTTAAAATCAACTGATGTATGAAATTAGTCTCAAGAATCATTTCATCAACAGAAAGTGTTGAGCCGCCGGGTGTAGCGATGTCCCAAGAACAATTTTGTGTTGACCCTGCATCAAAAATAACAACATCACCTGCGGCTGGCGTTCCGTTAGGAACCCAATTTGTTGCTGTGCTTGCGCTTGTGGAAGACGCCCCAACCCATTGATAATTCGTCATGCTCAAAGCCTCGTTGTGGTTTTACCGGTCTTAAACGCCGTTCCACCAACTTCCGAGATAAGAGCGAGCATATCCTCGCCACGCTTGTTAAAGCCCCGCAACTGTGCGGTTAGCCGGATGTCTTGCTCTTTGCGCTCGGACTCGTTGACATACGAAGGAATTGTATCAATCATAACCTGCAAACAATCAGCACACACGAGAGCCTTGATAGCAGACTCTTTTTGTGCATCAGTCACAGCGTTGGTTGAATCAGCGGCAAGAATGCTTTTGTTGCGAGCAACCTTGTTCACTTGTTCGGTTCTTATGCTGATGTATTCGGTGATAGTTGCATCATTCAAGCCCCGTGGCCTGTTCAATAAATCCCGAATGTTGTCGTTAGTGACAGTCATTCTTCTTCACCTAAACCATTTACAGGCCATTTGTCGTTAAAATCTTTGGGGACATCAATGACTTCAACGCCTTCGGGTGCAACTGGTGTGCGACCAAGAACAAAAACTAATTTTGTCTCAATAATTTCTTTTGCCATCCGACTATCGGGAAGCCAAACAGTATCGGTGCTGGTTATCAAAGAAACGGGGCTGTTGGGTTTGCGTGAAGCAGGTTTGGCTAAACGAATCAACCATCCGTTGCGAGACAACCAATGTTCTGCCCGATGACGAAGGTCTGCGACTTTTGCTCCTTTGGGAACCACAATACCTTTTTTGTTGAGTTGTTTTACTAATTTTGCACGCTCGCTCATGCCTTCTTCTCCTTCTTTGCTTTACTGGTCTTTTTCTTAGCAGGTGCTTTTGCCTTCTTTTGCAGAAGGTATCGGTTAGACTCGGCATCCCAACGGTAAATGTCACCGTTTTTGTCAGTCCACTCTTCAATCATGAAGAATCACCGAATCAGTTGCCTTCAATGTATTTAATGAAGATGCGGATTTTGCCAGCCGTAAGAGCGGCGACAGCGATTGTCACAGCAACGGGAGTAGCCGCCGCCATTTTCAAAGGAAGGTCGTTGCTTGCCGCAAACACAGCGTCCAAGGTCAAGGAAGCCTTGCCAGTAGCAGATTTGAAAGCGTCGGTGTTTCCAATCAAACCAAAGGCAACCGTAGCGGAGCCACCGGAGGTGACAGCCGTTTCAATCTCAATGTGAGAAGAGATGACAATTGCTTTATCGGGAATGCTGATTGGTGCGCCAGCGGTGTCTTTCATTGGAATAGAGCCAGCAAGACCACCATCAACGGCGAAATCGTACACGGCTTCCAAGTATTTGTCAGCGGCACCATCGGTCTTTGCGTTGGTCACCGCGTCATCTGCGATGTCAGCCGTAGCAACACCGCCATTAACGATGTATTTTGACTCTACAAAGTCTTGGAATTTGCGGTTTTGTGCCAAAAAGACCACCTCAAATGACGCCCGTAATCTTGGCAATTCGGTTTGAAGTTCCGGCCCCTGCACCGTCTTGGTGCTGGTGGACAACGCTTCCCATGTAGCCAGTCAAGAGCCAGTCAAAGCCAACACCGGGAAGGCGGGTCAACTCGGTTTCTTGGTAGCCAGCACCGTTGTAGGTGAAGAACTCAGCCGTTTCAGCACCGGGGATGAGCAAAAGAGCATCGTCCTCAATGGCACCGCTTGGGTCGGAGTCAAGAAGGGATTTACCGCCGGTGTAGTCTCGTGTGTAGTAGATGTTCATGTTGGCGATTCGCTTCATGTGGTCAGCGAGGCTTTCCACGACATTTCCGTAGAGTTGCGTGTTGAGCAAAGCACTTCGGGTTGAGGCAGGGAGGATGAGAGCCATTGGCTCGTCGCCCGACACACGGCCATTGGCGAAAACCAAGTCCATAGTAGCAAGCAAATCCGACTCTTCATCAGCGGAAGCACTACCGAAGGTTGCGGTAGCGGCTTGGCTTTGTCCAGCACCACCATGTAGGGTGGAGAGAATGTTGTTGTCAATGACATCGGCTCGTCCACGGACAATAGCGAGTTGTTGACGGTCAATGTTCTCAAAGGATTCACCACGAAGGCGCACTGTGTCAAGGAAGACACATCGGCCTTGACCCTTTTGGAGTTTAACGGTGTAGTTGGCCGTTCCAATCTTGGTTGGGTCAACGGTTGCGGCATCGTCCAATGGGTATGAGAATGTTCCTTCAACACCAGTGTACCACTTGAATTCAAGCCAAGGGACGGTTCGGGTTCCAACAACTTGTGTTCCAATGGCAATCCGGGTGGATTGAAGTTGGATGAAGTCTCGGAGAGTCTGTTCAAGGACAGCATCGCCAGTCCCGAAGGGGCCAGCGGCGGCGGAAGCGTTCATAATTTCGTGTAGCGATTTGTTCATTTTTTCACATCCTTTTTTATCAAGCAGTTGCACATTGACTGGTGTTCACGGGAATGAGAAGTCCGGCAGTACCAACAACTTCTCCTTCACCAACATAGACTCCAACCAACTTATCGGAGCCAGCAGTTCCGCCAACTCGTCCAGCACCCTTGAGGTACACGAGTTGTCCGGTGGTGTAAGTTTCTGCGAGGGCGGCAAGCATGTGGACTCCGCCCATTGGGAAGTAGGACACCGTAGCACCTG